ATGGACAAGAAGTTGGCTGTGATGGAATCCAAAATGGACGATATGAAAGAAGATATCAAGAGCCACAATCAGTACGCAAAGATGTTCAGCGAGAACATCCCTGCGATAAAACAACACATGAGTGATGTAGATAGAAGACTTAGTGATTTAGAAAGGAGAAGCGCATGAAGCTTCCAAACAAAGTATATGATGTTCTTAAATGGGTCGTTATGATTTGCCTCCCCGCTCTCACGACCGCTTATGTAGGTCTGTCGGCTATTTGGGGATTCCCGTATGCGACCGAGGTTGCAAAGACAAGTGCGGTGGTCTGCACCCTGCTTGGCGCTCTCCTGGGCATCAGCACGGCTGAATACAATAAGGATAACTTCGACTAAAAGAAACGCCCCCTACCAAAAGTAGGGGGTTGTCTACTTGTTTATACTTCACGAGTGTCGGGTGTAAATAAGTAGATTAAATGATCAAAAAAATATTTCCGTCTCCATCGCACTCTATACGTCTCAGAACACGCCCAAACAAGGCTTTCTGGGACGTTTTCGATAGGTCATGGTATTTGTTTAAGATGCTCTCGCACGATTCAACAGAGACGATCTGAGGGGCAAATAGAGGCGTTTCCAATTGCTTTTGCAAGCGGCGGTAATCAGCCTCGTACACATCCTTTGTGATCAGGTCATCGAGATAGAGGTCTTTCAGCTTCGCCATCTTCTTTTTGATTTTCTCTGTGTCCACAGGAGGAGCGGTCTGCGATACGATGCTGACATTATAATCATTTATGGCTGGAATGATATTGTTGAGTACAAATGATTCAATTGATTTCTCGTTGTAGTACTTCTTGTTCGTACAGTATTCATCGTGGTATTCATGATGTTTGCTGCAACAATAGTAGATGTCCTGACGATCACCCTTTGCGTTGCCGATCATCCGCGCCCCACACTCGTGACAGTATATAATACCTTGGAACAAATATATTCTCTTTGCGGTTGGTCTCCGCGTTGAAGCTGACGCTAATAACTCCTGGACCCTAACAAAGGTTTCATTGCCTACATAATCGTAGTACTTCTTGTTCATCAGCATCTTCTTTACGCCACTGTACGAGCGATGCAGATGATGGCGATGTTCCAACATATTACGCGTGTCTGTCAGAGAGCGCACATCGATGAAGAACTGAAACGCATCTTTGACAATCGGCATAGTCTCTTCGTCCACGACCATGTGTTTGTCCACAACCTTGAATCCTATACCAACGCTTCCCGATGCCACCTCGCCCCGCTCGCGCATACTGTCGAACACAAAGCGGATACGCTCTGATGTGCGGTCAGCCTCGTTTTCTGCAACAGACAGCATGATGTTCACTTTCATTCGCCCGCTTGCGGTCAGCGTCTCATAGTCCTCGCCGATGGCTTGCCATGCAACGTGGTGTGCATCTAGGATAGGCTGCACCTGATAGTAGGCAGCAACGTTGCGAAACCAACGGTCCAGTTTGCAAAACAGTATTAGGTCTACTTCGTCTCGCTCTACTGCACCGAGCAGTTTAATCAGAGCGGGGCGTTTCTTATATGAACATCTCGCGCTGATGCCCTCGTCAATAAACTCGCCGACAACGTTGTATCGGTGTGCCGTTGCAAACTTTCTTAATGCTTCTATCTGAGCGCCCAGACTAAAGCCGTGCCGAGCCTGTTCGTCTGTACTCACGCGGCAGTATAGACATACTCTCATCCCACACCTCACTTTACGACACGCCCGATAAAGGTATATTTCCCTCGTAGCGTTTCAATATTGTGTTGATCACTTCTTTGTCACGGTCATCAGCAATGCGATAGAGATGTACCAACTTAATCTCTTCTGTGGAGAAAATGTCTTCGTCTTCCTGTTCCTTGGTTGTACCCCATGCGATGTCATCATCCACCATTGCGATCAGATCGTTCACGTCCATGCCCATCGCCCTGGCAATCGCTCTGTACTTGGCGATGGTAGGGACAAGAGGCTCACCGTTTGGCTTCGCACCGTTGATAATATAAGAGATGTAGGAATGGCTTACGCCAACTAATTGGCTGAACTTCCGCATAGACAGATTATGCTCTGCTATATACTTGTTGATCAACTCGCCCAAAGTCATTCTGCTCACCTCCAAAAGTGACAAATAAATTTTACAATAGTTGCAGAAGAAAGTCAAGAAAAACGTGGTAATTATATTTGACATTTACATAATTGGGTGGTATATTTATTTTACAATTTCGAAGAGAGGAGGTGGGAGGATGAACCGATTAAAGGAAATTCGTGAGTCTAAAGGGTTGAGTGTGTCAAAACTCGCCGAAGAGTCAGGAGTCACGCGGCAGACGATTCATAGCCTGGAGAGGGAAGATAATCACTCTGCTCGTACGTCTACGCTGAAATGCCTCGCAGAGGCGTTGGATGTGAAAGTGTCGGATTTTTTTGTGGAGTAAGTGGTCTATATATTTACCACAAGGAGACGCTATGAACCCTCAGAGATTCATTGAAGAACTTCTCCGTCTGTGGATGGAGGAGAAGCAGCAGCAGGGAACTGTTGTAATCGAAAGAAAGCCGCCCACGGAACTGCAACTTCCGCAAGCGGCAAGGAAAACCATCTAAACAATTATAAGTCAAAAAGAAAGGAAATGCAATGGAAAGCATAACACTACCAAGCGTGGCTGAGACAGCAGATGAACTGTACAAGCTTGCTTCTAAGTGCGGCATCATCGGGGCGCTCGCTGTTGGTTTCGGCAGCAACGTGTCTGTGTCAATTAAAGTGCCGAAGAAGCTTATGGATGTGCCTGTCGAAGAGTACGACTTCGATACCAGAGTCAACAACATTCTGAATCAGTGGTGCAAGCGGAATGCTACCAAGCCGAAAACCGTTGCCCGCATCGTGGAACTTGTGACGATGGGAGATCGCGCAAGAGAGTATGTCCGTGGGTACGGAGCAACCACTCAGACCAAACTCAAGAACTTTCTTCTGAATGAGTGCTACGAACTTCTGTCTGAGGCAGAGCGGCGTGAATTTTGCGTAAACGTCATCATTCAGAACTGCCGCTTTGAGGAACTGCTATGAGCAAGCGGCAGGGCGTGAAGAGAGGCACTGATGCCCACAACGCCTACATCAAAGATGTGATGGCACAGGAAGAGAGGCGCGAGCATCAGCATTGGTGGCGGTCCAGGCAATTGGTTCTTGATTGCGTGGTCATTGCCATCGGGGAACTGCTTACCGAAGACCTTGGACTCGATCAGGACAAAGTGTTCGAAATGGAACGCAAGTTCAGCAAGCGGTACATGGACATCGAGCGCAACGTTGCGTACGAAGTCACGGGGGAATCTGACGAAGATGTGCTGAACAAAAACAAGGTCGGGTCTCTGTGGATGTCCAAAAGCAAGATTGACCGCCTGATCAAAGAGTACGTTGCTCCCGAAGACTTCGTTGAGTTTGATCAAAGGTATGACGAATGCAGGGAACAGCCGTACACGGGTAAAGATGAAATCATCCTGTCCCTCAAGAGGCTGATTGACAAGAAGAACGATGAGATCGTGAAACTCAAAGGCACGATCAAACTGTTAAAGGTGAAGCACGATGGTAACAGCAGATGAATACCGCGCCATGATCGCGGAAGAGCGCGAACTGAATCGCAAGCTGCGTGAACGCATCCATGATCTTACTGTCGAACTTGCAGGGGTACAGAGCGAGTCTCGATACAAAGATAAACTGATTGCACAAAAGGAGGTGCAGATTAGTGCGCTCTGGAACGAGTTACGCGCAAAGGAGAGCATGGGGCGAGGCTCTTAGACGAAAAAGAATCGCCATGCACATTGATCAGTTCGTTCTGTCAATGAAAGCGGAAACTTCCCGCACCATCATTTCTCAGTACGAGAGATCGGGCGTAGTGCCATCCGTGATTGTCGGGCAAAAGATTGCCGAAGCGTTGGATTGGTCTATTGAAGAATGGGCAAATGACGCTGACCAAATCGAGGAGGATGGAAGTTGGTATGATTACCGATTCGACAAGAAGTATGACGATACCTGATTACCGTCTGGACCCGCCATCACCGCCACGGTATCTGCCATGCCCGTTCTGCGGTACGGAACTTTATGACTACATTGTCGAAGACATCTGCGGAGATGTGGTCGGGTGTAGCGAATGCATACGGCAATTGAGTGCCGAAGAATATTTAGAAAAGGAAGACTAACAAAATGAGCCAAGAAGTATCAGATGCGGTTCTTGATTCCATGATCGAGCCTACACCGCATGAAGCCTATCTCAAGCATTTAACCCCGCGTGTTGCGGAGCAGATTTGGGAAGCAGTGAAATCCCAAGCCATGAAAGACTATATCAACGCGCTCTCTGTACTGCGGTATACCCCGCATGATGATAAAGCGTTGGAAACCGTCAAGGAGTGCGAACAGCTCTTCGGCGATGTCGGCAAGCTGAATACCGTCAAGCGGAAGATTAAATACGATGGCGGTATGTTCGAAGTCCTGTGCTTTGAGAACTTCCCGTCTACATGGGGCGAGCCTCTCCCGATCAAGGAGAACAGACTCAAATGCCCTATCTGCAAAGACGGTCGAATCGGGAGAAGCTTTCGCCCAAGAGACCCTGAGCATCCCTCAAAGAAAGAGGGCAAAGACCCGCGCATCATCTTTTCCTGTGACGTATGCACCTACAAATATGTAGCACATCCTGGAGATTGGAGTGATGAAACAATGCAGAAGACCAAAGAATCCATGAAGCAGATTAGCCTCCGTCAGCGGAACGTCCTGTGTAGTCAGGAGATTCGGGAGATATTGAAAGAGCATCCCGAATACACGAAAGCGGAGATTGATGAAGTCTATCGCAAGGTGGCAGCGAAATGGAAAGTCTGAGAGACGATTACGGCTTCGAATACGAGGTTGTCTCCAAATACCGCAACGGATACAAGATTCTCTACCATCTGCACGGTTCTGTGTGTCCGTGGGTGATCAGGACTCCCGATGGCGGCATGATCAGATTCGAAACCGAATCCGACCTTTGGCAGTACGCGCTGTCTAAGAAATTATTCAAAAAGAAAAGGAGATAAATGCATGGGAATCCCCGTAATGGTTTTAGGGGCAAGTGGCAGTGGGAAGTCATCTTCGCTCCGCAACTTCAAGGCTGATGAAGTTGGAATCTTCAATGTGGCATCTAAGCCACTCCCTTTCCGTGGCAACCTCAACAAGGTGGACAAAGCGAGTTACCCGCTGATCACCAAAGTGTTGCAGAGCAACAAACTCCGGTGCTATGTGATCGATGACTCTCAGTATCTCTTGGTCTTCGATGAATTCGCAAAGGCGAAAGAATCGGGGTATGGGAAGTTCACAGACTTCGCGCTGAACTTCTACAACTTGGTGCAGTGCGTGATCAAGGATACGTCTCCCGATACTATTGTCTACTTCCTCCATCACACGGAGTTGGACGAGACGGGACACGTCAAGGCGAAGACCATCGGCAAGATGCTCGACAGCAAGCTGACCGTTGAGGGAATGTTTTCCGTGGTTCTGCTGTGTGGCACAGATGGTCAAACCCATTGGTTTGAAACGCAGAACGATGGGTACTCAACGTGCAAGACCCCGATTGGGATGTTCGCAGACAGGAAGATCGACAATGATCTCAAAATGGTGGATGCCACCATCCGTGAGTATTGGGATTTGAAACCCATTAAAGACGATGGCAACAGCGGAGAATAGTTGCACATCGTACGAGGAGCGGTGGGTCAATGTGTTCTTCACTGACGGACAAGTGTGTTGCCGATTCTGCCCGCTCCTTGAGACGTATTCCCGAAAGCAATGCCGCAGAACAGGGGAGTATATCACCAATGAAAATACCACAGGCTATTGGTGTCCTCTGCTGACAGCAGACAACGGGAAGATCGTTAGTCCGTTTGGCGAGGTGATCGAGACGTGAAAGTGTTGGTTGCCTGTGAAGAATCGCAAACAGTGTGTACGGCATTCCGCTCAAGAGGGCATGAGGCGTATTCCTGTGATATTCAGAACTGCTCTGGATTTTACCCCGAATGGCACTACAGAGGCGATGTGCTTCCGCTGCTGAACGGCAACTGTTCGTTCGTCACCGAGGGCGGGATGTTCGTCAGGGTTGTAGGGCAGTGGGATTTGATCATAGCACACCCGCCTTGCACATACCTTACTGTCACGGGCAACCGTTGGTTTAATCGTGAAGTCTATGGCGAGAAAGCAGTGCAGCGGGAGCATGACAGAGAGGATGCGATCAACTTCTTCATGGCTTTTGCCAATGCACAGTGCGAGCGCATCGCCATCGAGAACCCTGTCGGCATCATCAGCACAACGTGGCGTAAGCCTGATCAGATTGTGCAGCCGTATATGTTTGGAGACCCGTTTGAAAAGAAGACGTGCCTGTGGCTGAAAGGTCTGCCGCTCCTGACACCCGTCAACGAGGTTGAGCCTCCACCGAGGGTCGTGTTTGACAGTGGAAAGTCAATGCCACAGTGGTACGCAGACGCGTGGAAACTGCCAAAGGCAGAACGCGCAAAACTCCGCAGCAAGACGTTTCCTGGACTAGCCTATGCAATGGCTGATCAATGGGGAACAGACCTATTATCTTATCCATTTCAAATATCTTTATTTTAAAGGAGAACTATTATGATTTCGAAACCCGCAAACTTTGATCAGATTAACGAGAATAGCATTTCCCGCAAACTCCCGATGGGTGGCTACGTTGCCATCATCCGCAAGGTCACAGATGTACCTGGTGATCAGTATCTCAATATCGAGTACGACATCGCCGAGGGTGAGTTCAAGGGTGTCGCAGTGGAAGCCTATGAGAAGTGGGGCAAATGGAATCACAGCTTCCGCGTTTACTACACTGATAAGTCCATGTGGCGCTTCAAGCGGTTCATCATCCGCACCGAGC